TTGAACCTGAGCACCTGCTAGGTGATGAGGACATAGATGAGCAGCTTGTTAAGCTTTACGAGCGAGCGCGCAAAGCTTTTGAGGATCAGAAAGAGCGCGCTGACGATCTAGCTGACTATTGGGACATTTATAACTGTAAGATAAACGAGCATCAGTTTTACGCTGGTGACTCTAAGGTCTTTGTTCCTCTTGTTAACGCCGCGATCCAAGCAAGGAAAACCCGCTTTGTCAACCAAATCTTCCCCCAATCCAAGCGACACGTTGAGGCCATTACTACGGATGGTACGATACCTGACTCTTTGCTCAGCCTCGCAGAGCACTATATTAGCTCAACTAGACTCCGTACAGAGATTATGCCAGCGCTCTGCGTCAATGGCGACGTGGAGGGCTCTTACCACCTCAGCCTCTCTTGGCGCTCCTTTAGGCGCACTATCAAGAAACGAGTCCGTTCCCCAATAAATCCCCAGTCGGGTGCCACGCAACCTCAAGGTAAAGATGAGGCTATTGTAACCGAGGAGATTCTGGATGGACGCCCAGAGATCGAGGTATTACACGATAGCGATATTGTTATCTTCCCAGCAAGTGCAGACTCTATTGAGGACGCTCTTGAAAGGGGTGGAGGGGTCGCAATTATTAGACGCTACTCTAAGGCTGAGATTGAGAGACTTAAAGACGAGGGAGTATTCGACAAAGAAGCCGGGGAAGACCTTATAGAGTCTTTAGAGGATGTCCGGCAAAAGATACCTGAGAAGAATATAAAGAAGAAGCTTACGGAGAACTTGGGTATAAAGCTAGGTAAGGGAGAGCCGCTAGAGGTTTACGAGGTATGGACGAAACTAAAGCTCAAGGAAGAGTCTCCTGCTCCGGAGTCACAGCCTCATGGAAAGAAGGATACCAAGCCAAAAACATCTCGGAAACTTTGCCAAACTTTTATCAAGGCAGATGGTGTAGCACTTGGGTGCCGGGAAACCATTTATTGGAACAGCAAAGTCCCCATCCTTTCATGCCCAGTCGTCAAAACCGCAGGTGTATTCAAGGGTGACTCACGAGTTAAGTTCTGCGCCGACATGCAGTACAAGGCTAACGATGCTGTCAACATAGCTATGGACTCGGCTATGTACTCGCTCATGCCTATTGTCATGACCGATCCTAACGACAACCCTCGTGTAGCCTCCATGATAATGAGCATGGCAGCTATATGGGAGTGCAACCCTAACTCAACTAAAGTTATCCAGTTCCCCGATCTTTGGGAGAAAGGTTTCGCAATTGCCGCAAGCGCGAAGGATACCATTCTTCAAATACTCTCAGTCACCCCAGCGACTATTACACAGGGTGCGAGCAAAAAGAAGCCAACTCAGGCGGACATTGCCAACGAGCAGATGGTGGATATCCTTACAACGGCTGATGCTGTTACGACTTTGGAGGAAGGGATACTAACTCCCCTCCTTCAATGGTTCATTGATTTGGACTATCAGTTTAGGGACCGCGAGCTTACGATTAAGAAGTACGGTCCCCTTGGTGTTGAAGCCCAGATGGAGGAAGTTGAGCCTCTTCAAATGAACGAACGGGTAGAGTTTCGCTGGTTAGGCGTAGAGGCTGCAAGGAACGCGCAACAGATACAGCAGCAAATAGCTGCTATGAACATTCTACGCGGGGTGCCTCCACAGTTCTATGAGGGTTATACCCTCACTCTCCAGCCCGCTATTGCCCAGCTTATCGAGTCTACATTTGGCCCACGCCTCTCTAGGCAGATATTTAGGCCCTCTGCTCTTACGCAGTCTTTACCGGCTGAGCAAGAGAACCTTATGCTCATGGATGGTTTTCAGGTTCATGTCTCCCCTCTTGACAACGATCAGGAACACCTCCAGTCTCATCTCAACTTCCTCAAGACTGGCGGTCCTATTGCCGACAGCCATGCAACCTTGCGAGCACATATCCAAGAACATATGGTAAGCCTTCAGAAAAAGCAGATGGCTGCCGCACCTGGGGGCCAGCCAGGCACCCCAGGGGGCCAGCAAGGGCGAGGAATGCCAGGCCAGCCCCGGCAGGGGGCAATGCCTGGAAGGCTGCCCACGGGTACGCAATCGCCTCCTGGGGCCATTCCTGCCGATCAAATGAACCCAGCCGCGCGAGCTGCAAGACCACAGCGCGGCGGTTCAGCTTAGGAGGTAGTATGTTACGGTTAGTAACCTTAGCCCTAGTTCTTCTCTTCTCAACTTCGGTGGAAGCAAAGCACCACCATCGTCATGCCCACCATTACCATCACGTTCACCATCATGCTCATTACTTCACTCCCCCCGGACTTAACTTGGTGACTGTTCAAACTGCCGCTAACAAGCAGATCGTAGTTGCCCGCCATCTAGCTACTCGCTTCCAGTCTCTAATCGCCGATTTAACCTCTGCCGGTTATCGTCCCCGTTCTATCCATTGCTTCTCTCTTACTGGCCATGTTCGTCACTCTCTACACCATGTGGGTGCCGCTTGTGACTTTGATGGCTCTCTTAGCCGTTCCGCTTTTATGCGTTCCTCTATAGCTAACCGCATCATAGTTAAGAATCGCTTCCGCAACGGTTGTACTTTCTATAGTAGCGGGGTTAGGGACTGCGGACATGTAGATGAAGGCTTCAACTATCATCGTCCCCATAGGAGGCACGCATGGTAAGCCTTCCACTTGAGCAGTTTATTGAATCCGAAGAGTGGGTAGGCAAAGAAGGCCGGCTTCCTGATGGCCGCTACAAGTCTACTTGGGACGCTATTGGCGGAGTTTGGAACATAGGACCAGGGCTCACTAATGGTGTTACTCGCGATACGGTAATGACCAAGGAGCAGATAGACCAGGCTTATGCAAAGGAACTAGGACCTTTTGAAGAAGGGGTGCGCAAGTATGTTAAGGTTCCTGTCACGAATAACCAGTTTACAGCTCTTGTTTCGTTCGCTTACAACGTGGGACTTTCTGACTTCCATAGCTCTACTCTTCTTCGTTTACTTAATTCTGGAGAGGCTAACGAAGTTCCCGCTCAACTAAAGCTATGGGTGCATGGCCGCGCTACGGGAAAGAAAGTAATTCCCGGCCTCGAAAACCGGCGCCGGGCTGAGTGTGAGATGTGGAACACGCCGGACGGACCCTCTATGCAGCCGCAAGATTATGTGCCACATTATGACCCAGCTTCCCCCGTACCCAAGGGTGCCGCAACTTTGGAGATGAAGATGAGTAGTCCTAGTACTATGGTAAACGTTCCGCTTAATGCCACTACCGCTATCATCAGCCAGCTCGGGCATAAAGTAGTTACTGCTACCCAAGGGGGACTTATCGCAATTATCGCCTATGTTTTTACACACTTTAATAGTGTGTGGGACTTACTTAGCTTGAACTCTTCTACTATATCCGTGTATGCTGCTACCGCTATAGTAGGTGGTATTGAGTGGTACAAGCATACATGGGTGCAGAACTCTAATGAAACAACAGCAGCTATCATAGATAGCTTGGAGGCTAAACTTAAGGAACTAGAGCATTGACGGGTGCTTTGCGGCTCCCCCGTCAAGGACCGGGCTGTTATTGAGTGCTAGTAGCTTAGGCTTCTTTCGTAGCTCTAACAGTCCGGTCCACTAACATAAAGGTAGTACCATGGTAGATGTACCTCGTTCAAGCATTGATCCCGTTAAGGTCATAACTGAGCATGACTTACTTAAGTGGGTGGGAACTGCTTTAACAGCCTTGATAGTGCCCCTTATGTTTTGGGTAGTTACTAGCCAGAGTTCTAGGTTAGACAGACTAGCTGAGGGGCTTAATCAATTACATGAGCAAGTTGCGGTTTTACAGGTTAAACTCAAGGTTCATTCCGAGCTTACAACTGCGGAGTTTGACGCTACCAAGTCGCAAATAAGAGCCGTAGGGGATAAAGTTCAAGGACTTAGGGAAGACGCGGGGAAGTTGCTTCAAGTTGTTAGTATAAAAGCTGCAAAAGGTAAAAGACCATGATGCCAGGCGATGATGAAGATGATCTCGAACAGTTAGAGGGCCCGCTCAATGAAGATGAAGAAGATGAAGGAAACGAAGGACCCGGCGGCGAAGGCGGACAAGAAAGCTTCGAAGACGAAGACCCCGATGCTCCGGGACCGGACGAAGCCGAAGACGAGCCGCAACGGCCGAACCGCGTAGAGGTCCAGCCTTCTCAGCAGCGCCGGTCACAGACGCGTTGGCAAGCACGCGAGAAAGAGCTTGCGGAAACCCGTAGGCGGGCGGAAGAAGCAGAGGCTAGGGCAGCCCAGCTTGCGGCCCAACAGCAGCGGGAGCAAGCCCAGAGGCAACATGCGCAGCTTGCGGAACGGGAGCAGCGCCGGGCGGCGATGACACCTGAAGAGCGCACCGCCGATGAGCTGCAAGAGATTCGCGCGCAGATGAATTTTCAGCGCGATATGGATGCCTTCTACCGCAACGATGCTGCAGACAAAGCACAGTATGACGCTAAGGCCACTGTAAATAAGGTTTACAAGCGGCATCAAGGTACGGTAGAGAAGAAATTGCAGCAAGCCCGCAACAATGGTTGGAACATTCCCAGGGAGCAGATACTCGCTAACGTGATCGGAGAAGAAGCTTTGAAAATGGCAGAACAGTCCAGCAAGCCCACTCCTACGCGTCGTAAGCCAGTCTCCAAACCTAGTAACTCGCGGGGTGACGGTGCCTCTACGCCAGGTCGCCGTAACTCTTCGTCAGATAAAGAAGCTCTTAAAAAGAGATTGGAAAACATACCCCTCTAGCGTAGTAGGATGGGGTTACAGGCAGGAGTAAGCTTGTGACCAATACTTCCACTAATTTCAGTAGCGACATTCAATCTTATATCGCAACTGAAACCCTTCCTCTTGTCCGGCGTCAGCTTGTTGTCTATCGTTTGGGCGATCCGCTTACGTTGCCTAAAGGTAGTGGCAACACTTACACGGCTACCCGGTTCAACCGTGTTCCGCTGCCTTACCAGCCACTTACCGAGGGTTCGCCACCTCCAGGCGAGTTAATGACGTTGGCCCAGGTGACGGCTACTGCCCAGCAGTGGGGCGATCAAATCATCATTACTGATGTTGCTGAGTTGACGATCAAGCATCCTCTGTTCAAGAAGGCTATCGAGCTAACTGCTCTCCAGGTCTCTGAGACTCTTGAGCGTAATTGCTTCAATGCGATTATGGCCGGAACACAGGTTGACTACATCGGTGCTGGTGGCTCGCGTGCTAGCCTCGCCTCCGGTAACGTCCTTACAGGTCAGGCATTCAACCGTATTTTTGCTCAGCTTGTAGCCTTGGGTGCTCCGCGCTTCAATGGCGACGAGATGACGGACATCGTGCTTGACGCCGATGGCGGCGGAGCTAAAGCCTCCGATAGTCCTCGTGGCATGCCTCACTATGTCTGTGTGATGCACCCCTTCGTCATGGCTGACTTGTACGCGGATACGACGATCACCAATGCTCTTTCTTATAGTGACATTAACCGTCTCTATAACTATGAGTTTGGCGAATGGCGCGGCCTCCGCATGTGCATGTCCAACATGGTGCCTTTCTGGACAGGCTATGCGGCTGTAACTCCTTCCTCCGTTGGTAGCGGCGGAACCCTAAGCGGCACGTATGCGGTCCAGGTTACTGGTTCCGATACACAGAATCAGTATGAGTCCTATGTAGCAGTAGTGTCTACTGGTAACTCTATCACTGGTTCATTTACCATTACCACTCCTAACGTCCCCGGATATACGTTTAACGTGTACGTGAGCGCGGCGAGTAGTTCTGTACCTACATACCTTGGGCTCTGCACATCTGGACCTAGCCAGGGACCATTCACGGGCCAAGCTATTCAGCTTCCCGCTAACACGACTGTTACCATTACGGGGCTTGGGCTCGCACAGGTTCCGCCTGCCTTCCCAGGTAACACAACCGGGCTCACGGTCTACCCAACGTTCGTGTTCGCACGGGGTGCCTACGGTCAGGTTGTTCTTGACGATGTTAGCTTTAGCTATCTCAAGGATGCCGACAAGTCCGATCCTCTCAATCAGAAAAGGCAGTTGGGTTGGAAAACCTACTATGGTACGCTCATCGAAAACCAGGACTTCTTTGGGCGTATTGAGTCTGTCTCTGCTTATGGAGCAGTGTTCAAGTAGTCTTGTGGGGGGCTAATGCCCCCCTAACCTTTAAGGTGCAATATGGTTGCTCGTCGCCACGACACTTACGCTAAGCTCTCTAGGAAGGAGATAACCGTTGCTCCTTCCCTAGACGATAGTTCATACGATGGTCTTCTTTCTTCAGAGGAGCGGGCAGAACTTATTTCGGAGATCGAAGATGAGATACACGCGGAAGAAGCAAAGAAGGCTAAGGTTGAGTTTAAAGACAAAGCTCGAACCGCTATTCGTATTCAGAAAGGACTAGAAGAGGAGCAAGTTACTTTCCTCATAGACCTTCCTGGACACTCGAATAGGATAAGGATAGACAATCAGTATTACTATCACGGCTTCACCTATACTCGTCCCTATTCCGTTGCGCAAACTGTGTTCAACATGATGGACCAAGCATGGCGGCATGAGGAAACCGTAGGCGGGGCGAACAAAGATGCCTATCGGAAACCAAGGCACACTGGTTTGTCTGCAACACGCGGTGTTACAAATGCACCGACGCCGCAAGAAGTCCTTAGCCCAATGTCTGCGGGCCGTGCGGGGCCAGCCGTGAAAATGACAACCTCTACTAACATAGGACAGAAGCCGCTATGACGATACAGAAGCCGCAAGTAAAACAGGTAAGAGACGTTAAAGCTCCGGGTTCTTCAACTCCTCAGGTTGTAGAGCCGGGGGTGACTTATGCCTTCAACATCGTTCTTGATAAAGTTGGGAGCACGGCTGTTGCCCAGTTCCACCTTCCTTTGAACATGTCTGTAGAAACTATGCAGGCATATACTAAGAAGGCCCTTGAAGTTATCGAGATGCAGCAGCTTAGGTTTGATGCTCAGAAGCTTAAGGTTGAGATCAAACTTTCCGCTGTAATGCTGGATCAAATCAAACAAGAGTTTGAGGAAGTACGTAGCAAGAATGAGAAAGAGGCTAGGTTGTCTGGTAATGGCAAGGTAGCTAAGCCCCTTAATCAGCAGCTTGTGGCTATGGACAATAACTATCGGCAGTCGCAACGTAGGCATGACGCCATGATTGCCGATCTGACTCAGATGGAAAAGAAACTTGGCACAGTCAGCAGCAACCCTAATTAACTTAGCTTGCTCTATCGCCAAAACGCCCGGCATGTTAACTCAGGCCGGGCAGTTCATGAACATTATTCTTGAAGAGCTTTCGCTTATCAAAGACCTCGAAATTAATCGAGGTCTTTGGTCTGTCAATACTGGGGCTCCTAGCGGATATCTTACTACCTCTGGCATTGCGTATTACAATCTTGCTACCGATCATCTACGGGTTTTAGAGGATGAGTGTTTTTATTTGGTTGAGGGGGTGCCTTATACCCTTATTCAGAAACAGCTTAGTGACTTTGATCAGCTTATAACGACTACTGGCTTTAATGCCCAGATGTTATTTTATGCGGTTGATGATAGCACAACCCCCTCGCAGATTGTTTTTTGGCCCCCGCCTAATGCCTCCTATACTGTCTTCGTTCGGTATGAGAAGCAAACGGTGGATATGGCTAGTCCACAAACTTCTTCCTCTGTACCTAGATTCCCTCTCCAGCAATATCTTATTTGGGAAGTTGCTGCTAGGATGATGGATATTTCAGACGACGATAGGGTGAACAATTTCCACAAAAGGGCTGCGGAGCTTCTTCGTAAATGGGAGATTATGCAGCGGGATATGGAAAGTACGGTTCTTAGGGTTAAATTGGATAGGAATAGGTTCTCTACTCCTTGGGACTTGCTCAAGAACACTAAAGAAGTCGGGTTCTAAATATGGATTACTTCGAACTGAAGGACCTGGAAGACTACCTCATAGGATGGTAAAGCCTTGGCGTTACGGAAGTCCATACCAGTTAGTTGGAAGCCTGAGGGCCTAAGCGAAGCTCCTAGTATGGACTTGGGCTTTCCCGGCTGCATGTCTTCTCTTCAAAACTTGATCCCCGATCCCGGTTCAAACGGCCTGTGGCAATGCCGCCCCGCCGATGTAAAGCTAACTGGCTTCACGGGGTTCAACACCCCCGGTTTTATCTCTTGCCTTCTAGTTGTGGGAACTAGAATTTATGGTATGGTAGCTTCCGCTGCTAATACTGGGCATGATGAACCTTTTGTTTACGATACAACTTCAAGCACATTCATAGCTATAACGGGTGCTACAGCCGCAAATACGCCAACTTCTCCCGCTACCTCCGGGGCGTGGACCCCTCCGGTAATGTGTCTCGTGGGTGGAAAAATCTTGGTTGCTCATCCAGGGTTTAACCAAGCCGGGGGCTACTTCTTCGGCGTTCTCGATATCAATAACCCCGCTGCTCCTACATGGAGCGCGGGTACACTCACGGGTGCCGTAACCCTTCCGGCCCTACCTATTTCCATAGCTCAGTTTAGTGGTAGAGCCTACTATGCTGTTGAGAACGCTTTAGTTTTCTCGGATACAAATAATCCTATCAATTGCACCGCTGGTACTCAGGTACTTACTCTTGGCACAAACCAAACTATAACTGCACTTGTTGGTATGCCGCTACAAAACCAAGTGCAAGGTGGTATCATCCAGTCACTCATAGCTTTTGTAGGCGACATTATTATGTACCAAGTTACTGGTGATGCGGCTCTATCGACCTTATCACTTAACCAGTTAAACGTAGCTACAGGTACTTATAGCCAGCTCTCTGTCTGTGCTACGCCAATCGGGATATGCTTCATTTCTCCTGAGGGAGTGAGGTTTATAAATAGCACCGCGGCTGTTAGTGAGCCTTTGGGGAACTATGGTAAGGGGCTGGCTAGAATATTCTACAATGCAGTTACTCCTACCCGAATAGTAGTTGCCTATGCGGGTGACGAGATTAGAGTTAGTTTACAGAATGCCTTGGTTAGTGGTAACCCTAACCAAGAATATTTTTATCATATGTCTGGCAAACGATGGAGTGGACCGCATACATTCCCCGCATCTTTGCTACAGGGGTTAGGTTCACAATTTATCAAAGCCCCCATAGATGTCACAGCTTCATTGTGGCAAGCAGTAACTATCCCTAACTCTACAAGCGGGTTTGTGGAGAACGGTAGTCAGTTACAATTTGGGTTCGAGACTCCCTTGCTACCAACAACGGATGATATGTCTATGCACTCTGTTGTTGAGCAAACTATTAACCTACAGATGAGCAGTACCGATAACTATAGTTTTTTTGTTTACGATGAACTGAACAATTTATTAGCCTCCACTATGATAAATATAGGAGCAGTCCCTACTATATGGGGTTTGTTTACTTGGGGTGCCGCACCTTGGGCTGGGACAGTTGAATCTTATGCTACCTATGCACTAGATTATGCTATCCCCATAGTTTTTAAACGTGCTTACTTTGCAGGTAAGGGTAACTCTTCTCCTGTCTTCAGACTAGGTTCGTTCGATACCAGAATAGAGAAACTTGGTTATAAGTTAAACTACAGCGCTGTTGGAGCTTGAGTATGACTAGGTTTTTAGCTGCTTTCTTGATATGGTTAGGGTTATCCACTGCTCAAGCGCAGATTATTGGTTCTCTACCCTATACCTTGACAAACGGCACGACTGCCGATGCTGGGCAAGTCATGGCTAATTATGCGTACATAACTAGCCAAGTAAATGCTAATGCTGCTAAAGCAGGGGCTAACTCTAACATTACCTCTATCGTAGGGTTGACTACTCCATTGTCTAAAGGCCAAGGGGGTAGTGCTACCTATGCAGGGGGTACATCTACAGGCACTGCAAATGTGCAAGCGGTGGCAACGGGAATAACTCCATCTGGGTTTACATTAAGTGCTGGCAATACAGTAGAGTTTGTTGCGGGCTATACGAATACGGGGGCTTTGACATTAGCCTACAACGGTACTCCCGCAACGGCAGTTTTGAAGTTGTCAGCAAGTGGCCTTATACCTCTCTCCGGTGGTGAGATCGTTGCAGGAAACCCGGTAGTTGCTTTCTTCGATGGTACGCAATTCGATCTTCTTACACCTTATGCTTTTAATTTGTTTGGTAAAGTATCAACTCTATCCTCTAACACTACAACCGATCTTGGAACGTCTCCTACCCACATCATTAGCATATCAGGTGCCACGACTATTACTAGCTTTGGATCTTCTGCGCAAACGGACTATCCTTTGTACCTCTTGACTTTCTCTGGCTCGCTAACTTTAACCTACAATGCCACTAGCCTCATACTACCTGGGAAAGTGAGTATTGTTACACAGGCTAACGACTCGGCAACGGCTATATATTTAGGTTCGGGTAACTGGCTAGTGACAAGCTATACACCCTTTGCCGTGCCCCCGGCATCTATGGGTCTAGCTTTAGCATCAGCTATGGGCTTTGTACAAAGTAACAATGCCAGCACACCTACTACTAAAGTAGATTTAAATGTAGGAAATATTATAGTAACTAATTCTAGCAATCGGGGTATAGCTTTTTCCTCTCCATCTACTTGTACTATTGACTTTACTACTACTGGTGCTGCTGGACTTGATACGGGTAGTCTGACAACTTCGACGTGGTATTACACTTACTACATATCGAATGGAGCGGTGCTTAGCTGTTTGGGTTCTCTTTCTGCAACGTCTCCTTCTATGCCCTCAGGTTATACATTCTCTATGAGAGTAGGGGCTATAAGCACAGACGGTAGTAGCCATTTCTACAATACTTTACAGAAGGGTAAAAGAGCCGGGTATGTACTGAGTGGTTCTGGCAATACCACTGCATTTCCCTTTACTATCTCCGGTTCTACTAGCGGATGGACCGCTTTTCAGGTAACGGGTAATGCGTATGGTAGTCCTGCTACAGCAACGGAGTGTATCGTAGAGTTGGGTACACCTGCTACGTCCAATATTGCAGTGGCTCCTAGTACGCATTATAACTATGGTACACTTGGGTCTGCTGCTTATGAGAACCCTGCTCCAGTATATCTCCAGGTTCTAGCAAGCGAAGTTGCCGCAACGAAAACTAACATCTTGCTAGAGTCTAATAGTATCTACTACCAAGCCAGCGCTGCTGGCGGGCATGTAGATGTAGTAGGTTGGGTAGACTCAGTTAACGCATTTTAAGGGAGGTCCTCGTGAGTGGTATTGTAGTAACCCCTGTAAAGAATACGCCCAAACTCGTTACTGTTCTTTCGGATAGTAAAAACGGGTGGTTTATCATAAAAAGTACTAATAATTCACTTTATGATCTGGATAACATTAACACTGTCCTTAGTGTTGCTGGATTAACCGGGGCTATTTCGGCCTCTGATCTAATCAATGCCTTAGTAGCAAGCCTCCCAACATCGAACCCACATGTTGTCGGGCACCCATGGGTCAACGGGTCTTTGGTCGCAATATCGCAAGGGTGATCGACATGAAAATTTTAGGCAAACTAGCAGTGGTAATGCTGACGCTGTTTTCGCTACCCGCAGTAGCGCAGAATGCTATACCAATGCTTGGCATACCTGGAACGTTGGCGGGTGGCGTAGGCTTAGCTAATGGTGGGGCCAGTGGTGCCTTCGTCACCATTTTGAACCCTTCCGCGGCGGGAGCGTACAATTTCAACTTGCCTGCTACTGCGGGAACTTCTGGATATTTATTCACATCGGCTGGTGGTGGTAGTTCGCCAGCCACATGGACTAGCCCCACGGTCACAGTCAATGGGGCGGATTGCACACTCGGGGCTACCTGCTCGCCTACTGCTGTGGCAAGCTCAATCGTCGTAGGCACGACGGCTATAACCAGCGGATCGAGCGGTTATATCCTGTATGATAATGGCGGGAAGGTTGGAGCTGCTACGGCGACATCATGGTTCGATTCGGCCTACTGCAATAGCATTGGCTACCTTATCGTGCGATGGACTGGTGCATGGACGTGCTCGAATTCGGTCGCGGCGAACCCAGTATGGTGGGGTGCTGATCCTACTGGCTCCGCGGACAGTTCAGCGGCGATCAACAGCGCGTTGGCGGCAAATTCATATGTGCAGTTTCCGGCCGGAATTTTCAAGGTAAATTCCGCTATATCCTACACGATTTCCTCTGGAACGAAATCGGTCACGATCATTGGCGCGGGTCAGGATAATACTATTTTGAACTGGCCGAATAATTCAGGCGGCATATTAATCAACTACAACTCATATACGAGTTCAGCGCACATCCGCGACCTGACGCTTACGACCTCGAATACGACAAGTTCCGGAACGGCCATTTGGTTGAATTATTCTGTTACCGATTCAAACCCGGCAATATTTGCAGAATCTGACATAACCAGGGTTACTGCCAGAGGTAACGATGGATATGCTGTTACAGATTATTGGCAAATCGGCGTAGTGGTTAACAATGTATCGAACGTAAACTTTACCGCATTATCTGTGTTCGGCCCATCTGGAGGTACCGCTGGAAATGGAGTGATATTAAGCGGTAATCCAGCAAGTGCCACATATGCCGTTGGGTTCAACTTCGTGTCATGCAATCTATCTAGCCTAAATGTAGGTTTACAATACGGATCCTATGTGCAGGGCGTTGTCGTGGCTAGCAGTAATTTTACTGGCGACTTCTACGGCATATTCGTTCCAGCCAGCGATACGGGAAACTTGTCCCAGTTAACCGTAGTAGGAAGTCAATTCGCTACAAACTCGGCAAACTATGCTACAAGTATTGAAGTGTTGACTGCGGTAACTCCGGTACAAATAATCGGTAACTTATTTTTACCTCAGGCAACATTGCAAGAAGGTATAGTGTTAAATCAGGCTGCAGGTTTCGTTATCGCCGATAACGTGTTTGATGCTTTAAATGGTGTAGCAGATAACTCTGCTATAGAAATAGGTACCGTAGAGAATTCCCCCCCATTGGGAGGAATAATACATGATAATCAAATCTACAATTTCAATGGAACGAATTCAAGGTGCATACTACTCGATGCTGCGTCGGCTTCAGTTACGGTTCATGACAATTACATTTATGCCTGCACGCTTCCAGTCGTAAATAGCGGGGCTGTGTCAAGTTATCCAAATGTCATCTATAATAATACCGGCTATAATCCCGTGGGAGCGGCGTCCATTTCCACAGGCGGCTCGCCTTTCACATATAAAACTGGCTCTTCACCCGAGACAGACTACTGGTCAGCAACTACAATCACGGACGTAACGGAAGGCGGAGTTTCGATCTTGCCGGCAGCTCTCGGTACAACCGATTTCACTACTGAGGCCGGCCCGAACGAAACTTTTGTGATAACCTACACCGGCACGCTGGTTGGCAAGAAAATGGTGCACTGATGCGGTTCATCATCATTGTGGCCTGCGTGGTCATTGCATCTCCGGCATGGGCAGGTTGTCCTCTAATTCACCTCACGCCCTGCCATGAGGTCCACAGGCCATCCGCTACGGCGCGGGCGGTCAAGAGCCTCACGGCTGCGCATAGGGCTCAGGCAGTCCGCGTTGATGATCACGACCGCCGGATTGCAACGCACGACGCGCAATTCAAAGCCATGGCAGCAGCCATCGCCGCGCTTCAGCGGCAGGTCGCTGAATTGAAGGCGGCAAGATAGATGTAGTAGGTTGGGTAGACTCAGTTAACGCATTTTAAGGGAGGTCCTCGTGAGTGGTATTGTAGTAAGCCCTGTAAAGAATACGGACCAACTTGTTGTTGTTCTTTCGGATGAAGGGAACGACAACCTTGTCTTGTCTGGTACTAAATTCGCAACTTACGATTTAGATAGTATGGGTAGTTCCGCGCTCCAGAACGATCCCCGGCTAACCGGCCTCGGTGGGCCAGTCACGAAAAACGCAAACTGGACGTTCATCGCAACAGATATCGGCACGCTCTATCGATGCACGGATACCGGCACCCACGCATGGACGATTGACACTTTCGCGAACGCTCCCATCGCAGCAGGGCAAACGATTGTTGGTACGAACGAGAGCACTGCAACGTTGACTGTAGTAGCCCCTGCGGGCGGCAGTCTTATCCGGCTCGATGGTACAGCCGGAACCGGAACGCGAACTATCGGGGCCGCAAGCATGTTCACTCTCTTGAAACTCGATGGAGCTAATGCTTGGGGCATTAGCGGGACGGCGCTGTCATGAGCGGAGCTATAGCGGCAATTGCATCGGGGGTGCCAAGATTATGGACGCCTGCGCAACTTGGTTCGGAGGTGTTTGCTTGGTGGGACGCGTCCTACGCGCCTTCGATAAGTTTTGGCAGCGGCAGCAATGTTGCCTCATGGACTGATCGCATAAATGGGGTTGTAGCTTCGCAAGGCAATGGCGCTAAGCAGCCTACATGGAGCGCAACCGCGAATAATAACACGCCAGGGCTAGCTTTTGATATAGCAGGCAGCACTAGCTTGGCCTTTACGCTGCCTAGCGATCCTAGTGTGGGTGGGGAGCTTTGGGTATGTGTGGCATTAAACAAATCGGCAACCACTGTCACCACCCTGAACACTATGTTCGCAGCTGGAGCCTATGCTACAGGCAAAGGGATAGCTATGTCCATAGTTACAGGAGATATAGCTACACTGGACACTTGGAATGTTGGGGAAGTAGGCATTAATGGGGCGGGAGCGGGTAGCCATATACTGTTGGGTGATGCTCTAGTAAATGGGCAAGGTGATATGTTCATCGATGGTGTCGAAACGCTAAATACATCTCTACTGGGTCAGTGGGCCATTACGCCTTTGACCGGTGCTATAGGATCTCTAGGAGGTTCTTCCTATTTTTTTGACGGGATCATCCAGCAGATAGTTATAGTAACAGGCTCCCTGTCAACGGCTACCCGTCAGAAACTTGAAGGCTGGCTAGCCTGGACCTGTGGAAGCCAAGGTGTACTTCCAGCGGGGCATCCCTATAAGTCAGCGCCGCCACGCGTTTAATTGCAATTCGAACCAAGGCCGCACCTAGCAGCCTTTCAGAAAAGGAACGGGAAAATGCCCACAGCAACAGTACAGTCAGCGACGACGCTTGCAATCGGGCAAGCGTTCATCCGCACGATTAACGTTTGCGTGGCGGGGTCCGCCGCTGGTACAGTATGCGATGCGGCCTCTACGGGTGCCGCAGCGAGCTCAAACGCAGTGGCGGGCTTGCCCGCGGTGGCGGGGGGATTATCCCTCGTAAAGACTATCAGGTGCGTCAATGGTATCACTGTAGTGCCCGGTACGGGACAAACTATCTGGATCGATTGGGAAAACTAGGAGCAAACTATGTCTAACTCTGGTAGCACTGGTAAGGGTCATCAGCATAGCATTCATGAGGGGCTTACTTCTTCAGCCGCTCCTCAAATGGACTCTTCTAGGAAGATCCATAATAAGCGTTCTGTAAACGAGGGTGCAACTCGCGATAGCGTTGCAACTACCTCTGGCACGGGTCAAGATGGTGGCAAGCTTAAGTGAGCCTCACTTATCGAATAATAGGCTTGGGCGATTTAGCCCGAGCCACTAAGCTTTTAGAGATGGGGTACAATGAAGTTGCCTCAAGGGCCAAGCTGCATCCACTTAAAGTAAACTGGCAACAGTACCAAAGGTTTGTAGATGCTAATTTGCTCCAGATTTGCGGATGCTTTGACAGGGACACCCTTGTTGGCTTTGTGGGTCTTATTAAGCTTATGGAGCTTTGGGGCTCTGATAGTTATGTTGCAGAGGTACAAACTATTTACCTCCATCCTAGCTATCGTAAAGGGCTTAATGGTTACAAGCTTATCAGGTTCGCGGAGAAAGTAGCCCTAGCCATGGACTGTAAGGAAGTTAAACTTCCTGTTTCTTGCCGTTCTAAGAATCATCTTGGCAAGCCTAGAACTCATTTGTTCGCTAGTTTAGGATACCAGTTTAGGGAAGCTGTGTTTATAAAGAGGCTGTAGCTATGAACCGCAAGACTCTGTTGAATAGATTCGAAGAGAAGTTTATTCCAGAACCTAACAGCGGTTGTTGGCTTTGGTTGGCTTCTATGGCTGGGAAAAAGGAAGAAGATAGCTACGGTAGAATTAGGGTAAATGGTTCCTTAGTCGATGCTCATAGAGTGTCTTGGGAACTTTATAAAGGGCCAATACCTAAGGGCCTATGGGTTTTGCATAAATGTGATGTTCGGTGTTGTGTTAATCCTGAGCATCTATACATAGGGACTCCGCAAAATAATGTGGATGATAGGGAAAATAGGGGCAGGCACAATCCTTTGTTTGGGGAAAATTGTTCGTGGAGCAAACTATCCTATGAGCAAGTAGAACAAATAAGGAAGCTAGGCGAGCAAGGAATAGGACTTAAGAAGCTTAGTAAACTGTTTGGGGTATGCCCGCAGACTATACAGAATGTTCGTAATAGTGCTAGTTGGCAAAGGAGCATCTAACGTGAGTTCTTCAGTGCCTTCTGTCCCGATGGACCCAAACTTGGGTGCTGCTCAATCTGGGGCCATGAGCAATATATCTAACCAAGCTCAGTATACTCCTCAGTTTCAGCAAGCCTATTATAGTCAAGCTAATAACCCTTATGCGGGACAAGCTGTTCAAGGTGCGCAAGCTGGCGGACAAGCTATGCAGGCTCAAGGCGCGCAGAATATCGGCACGTCTAATATGTTTGCTGGCATCCCTGGACAATTGACCCCAGCTATCCAGGCTACGCTTAGTACGGCCTATGACCCCCAACAGCAGTTGTATAACCAACAGCAGCAGCAAAATACAGATGTGACTAACGCTCAACTTGCTCAAGCCGGACTTGGCTATACACCTTGGGCTAGCGGAGTTAGCAATCAGTCTAATCAGACGTTCAATACGAACTGGCTACAGACTCAGCTAGGCCGGGAGCAAACCGGCGCAGCTACGATTGCGCAGCTTCTGGGTGCAGGCGAGGGTGCGGCTACTACTGGCGCCTCGCTTGGCAATCAAGGTGCTGGACAGCTCTATACAGGAGCTTCCATGCCTTATAATGCGCAAACTGATATCAATGCTAACATAGCACAGATGCTACCCTATCTCACAGCCGATCAGCAGCAGCAGGCCCAGGACTATCTCCAGTATTATCAAGCGGCTAACCAGAACACAGCTAATGCTGTCAGCGCTGGTAATGCGAATAATAACTTTGCAGCTCAAATTGGTCAAGGTCTTGGCGCTGCAGCTAGTAGCGTCGGCACTTTCGTAGCTACTAACCCAGAAGTGCTAGGATTAGTAGCGGCCTAAGGAGTTAGACTATGGCTGGTTTCTCTTGGGGTGGTATGGCGGCGGCTATACCTGGGGGCTACCTGGAAGCTCAGAAGCAACAGCAGCAGATGGCCGACGAGATGATGCGGCGCAAGCTGATGCAGCAGCAGTTTGCCACGACCCAGCGGCAAGCTCCCCTGCAAGATCAGCTTCTCCGCGCACAAGTTCAGCATATGCAGCGGCCGGACATCAATGCTCAGCGCTTCGCACAGGAGAACCAAGCGGCGCAGTATGGACTCGGCTTCATGGGCACTCCCGGTGCGCAGCCGATGCCTCAACCCCCACAAGGCGGGGTGCCCCAGGCGTTCCAAGGTGCGCAGCCGATGCCGGGGGTAAGCGCTGGCCAGCCTCAAGGTATGCCCCAGGGCCAGCCGGGCATGCAGCCCAATCCGTTTGCACAAGCTCCTCAAGGCCAGCCACAGGGACAACCTCAGGGCATGCCTCAAGGCCAGCCACAGGGACAACCTCAGGGTATGCCTCAAGGTCAGCCTCAGGCGACGGACCCGTTGGCCGCTCAGGAACAGCAAGCTATGAACGCGCTGCGCCAGCGTGTACAGCAAGAGCTACCCTCGATCCCGCCGCAACAGCGGGCGGCTTACGCCATGGCGGTGCAGCAGGCGCAGCAGCAGATTCAGTCGCAGGCAAATGAAGCTCGTAAGATGGCTATGGAGCAGCTTAGCCAACGTAAGCAGCAGTCATTAGAGAGTTGGCGAGATCAAATGCGAACCCAGAAACAGGGTGCCGAAGGACGTAAGATGGCTATGGAGCAGTCATTAGAGAGTCGGCGGGGCCAAATGCTAACTCAGAAACAAGAGGCTGCTACGGCTGCCGAAGCTCATAAGATGGCTATGGAGCAGCTTAGCCAACGTAAGCAGCAGTCATTAGAGAGTTGGCGGGGCCTAATGCTAACTCAGAAACAGGGTGCTGCTACGGCTGCCGAAGAACGTTCTGAGCGCTCTAGTTTAACCTCTCAGCGCGATACAGATATGCGAGGATTAGACCAAGCCCGTGCTAGCGGCATGATCTCCGATGAAGTCTATCAGGCGGGTAAAGCGCAGATAGAGCAGAAATACAGTGCTGTTGCTCCTAAAGAAGCTATGAAAACTCCAGGCATGGCAATACCCGATAAGGTTTACAACAGACTTGTAGATGCAGCTAAGACCCAGTTCGGGGAAGAAGCCGACCCCGCAAAGGTAGTTGGTAAAACTATCCAGGATACTGATGGGCAGCAATACAAAATAGTTGAGCACGAGGGAAAGCTTGACTTTGAGCCGGTGGAGTAATGGCGCTTGAGTTTGTCAGGGATACGGATACCACAACTGTTAGTAAAACGGATAAGTACAAACCTGTCCAATATATAGAGCCCAAGAAAGTTATTAAGGCTGGTGCGGAAGGGCAGCCTCCTACTCTAGGCATGGCTACCCGCGCGCCCCTCCAGTTCGCTCCTTCCGGAGAGAAGATCACTCCTACTGCTAAAGGCTGGCTTAATGAGAACGTAGCCCGGCCCGCTGCGGGCACCGTGCTAGGCTTGGACCCTCTCTCGCAAATGACGGGGGGCCAGTACAATATTGGGGGTGCCGTCGATCCCCTCGCCCATTTCCTCAGTTACTACAAGTCGCAATTGACCGGCGCTCCGGTACAGGGTCCGCAAGCTGTGTCCCAGGGCGAGCGAGCCCTGCAAGCCGAGACGCCACCTTGGGTCCAGGCGGGCATGGAAGCCTACATGGGGGGCCATCCTTATGGGCTCGGACATCAGTTCCAGGGCGCGCAGCCGATGCCGCGCATGGCCCCCGAACCCCCCTCGCGCTTCAAGAATGCCACGCCAGAGGTGGTAAAAGCGGCCACTACGGCGGAGATGGACCGGCTAGAGCGCACCGCGCCGCCGCCAGCTCAACGTCAGGCTACACCTGAGCAACGCCAGCGCCTCGAAACGATCATGACGCGGCAGGCGGAGTCTCAAGCCCTGGGCCGGGGCGCGGGTAGGGAAGTCACGAACCCGGCTCGCGAGGCACAGCGTCTTGCGGACACCGCAGCGCGCGAGCGCAACCGCGCCATGCGCGAAGCGAGGAAGGGCGGCACTTACACGCGGACGAAGGAAGCGGCAGCTCAGGAGGCCAGAACGCTCTTAGGTCCGAGCCCTGGCACGTTCGAGGAGCGCGCGGCAAGCGCCGTTGCAGACACACTTCCGCCTGAGCAAGGCATGCGCGTGGCTGCCAAGCTCCCCAAGCAGGAGCGCATGGGACCGGAACTGACAGTTGGCCGTCAGCCGCGCGAGGCCCGCCATCATCGCGAGTTCCAACGGTTGTTTACCGAGCGCTACCCCACGGCCGCGCGAGGAATGCCAGGACCAAGAGAGCATGGGGTAACTTATAAGGACACTCCTATTACTCGTGTGCAAAAGGGTTTGTCCCCAAAGGCTAAAAAAGCTTTACGACAGGAAGAAGTAAAAATTTACGAGAAGTATAATGTGCTGCATGAGGAGCTTACCACACGTAGAAAGGAGCTAATGAAGGCATTTACAGATGCGCATACTAACCTTAACGTAGCTTCTGAGTCTGGCTCAGAGTTCCTAGAACGTAGAGCACTACAAGAGCTTAATAAGGCTAGTCGTGCGTTAGACGCCGTAGAGATAGAAATCCATAATGTAGATCCTAACAGAATGAAGGAGTTTGAGGAGTTGCATAGACGGCTTCTTACCCCTACAGCTGTTGGGGGTAAGTCACTGAAGGATAGAAGTAAACCTCCAGAGGCCCGCCACCATCGCGAGTTCCAGTCTCTCTTCACCGAACGCTTCCCCACGGCTACCAGGATGATGCCGGGAGCGCCCGAGGCTGGCGCGCGCAAGCCAGGAGCACGCGGCCCCGGTGACACGGGCAAGGGTAAGCTTGTCTCCCGCGCTGGTGCAGCCGCCTACCCCCAAGCCCCCAAACCTCGCGTGCTCACGGAAGGCCCCACTCGCCCCTCAGGCGGGCACGAGGTCAAAGGCCCCAAGGGCGGCAAAATCGGGCCACGCGATCCCGCGCGT